ATTGGCCCTACCACTCAGACGATCTCTAATCATGGCCCTGAATCTCTCAGATCTCACCAGTCCCTCAACATCCGATGATGTTCTGAGCGACATCTACACGACCGCGGATCAGGGTGACGGGATTGCGCTGATGGACGACCTCTCGCCCAACGACATCGACGCCACTCAGTCCACTGCGCTCCACCAACCAATCGCCTACGTCAACTCAGCCGATGGCACGTTCGCCAGATTTGATGGCAGCGACGACCACATGTCGTTCACGCTGGCCGACCCGATCACAAATGGAACGGTGTTCTTCGCGACCAAAAAAGGCAGCTACGCCGCCAACATTAACCTTGCGGCTGGCACACATAATTTTGATGGGAACAAGATTTCCACATATCACAGTTTTGCAAACGATCTGGTTGCTTTACTCTTGTTTGATTTCGTTTTGGGCCAATCGCAAATTGACCAACTAAAATCTTATTTTGTCGCTAAAGGTGCGGTTGAGGATTATGGGACGGAAACCTCTCTCGCTAACGCATGGTTTTTCGCTGAAAACCTTGTTAATTTCCCACCAATCAAAACTGGTCTTGTAACTGATTTTAATTTCACTTGGTCTCAATGCAAAAATCTTATCAATTTTGCGTTAATAGACGTTTCTGCCGGAGAAAGTTTTATTGAAACTTGGAATAGATGCAAATTTGTTAGTTTTCCTGCCATTTCAATGGTGCATGGGAGACGTTTTGGTTTTGCTTGGCTTGCTTGCTCCAGTTTAGAAAATTTTCCATCTGGAGTTTTTGATAATTGGAATCCGGCTTCTATATTTAGTGGTGTATTCAATGGCACATGGGGCGGCTGCACATCCCTCACCTCTCAATCCGTCGAGAACATCCTAACCTCGATCGACACGAGCGGGAAATGGGCGACCACCAACGGCACAAGCGGCGGAACAGCTCTAAATGATCCCGTGATTGATATCGACTATGATGGCAGCGGGCTGACACCTGCGACGACAGCCGCGATAACTAGCCTTCAAGGCAAAGGTTGGGGGATTAACATTAGTCCATAATGACCGACGAAACTCACAGGTTTTTCGCGTGCGAGGCAGCGACCTACACTCAACTTGCTGACGCAGTTGACCAGTCACGGGGCTACCCGCGAGGTGTCGGAACTAAGGCCGTGACATTGCGCGGCCTGCCGCCCTTCGATGAACTCACCATTGCCAACGATGGCAGCGGGCGCGGGCTCATCGCGATTGACAAGTGGCGATTTACACCAGCCGACGAAGAACTCCTCGCGCCAGCCATCGGGGCCGGATTGATCGAGGAATTAACTCTCTCCGAATATCAAAACTTAAAACCCGAACCCATACCATGAACGCCCTCGCATCATACATCCGTCATCTAATTGTCACCGGCCTAGTCATGGCCGTTGAAAAGATTGGCCTTCCGACCGAAGGACTAGCAGAAGGGGCTGACGTGATCGCCCTCGCCGTTGTTGTCACTCTGTCTTGGCTGGCGGTGAAATACGTCGCGCCATACCTTAAGCCGTCCACTCTGCTTCTGATAGCCCTCTGCGGAATCCTGACTATTGCCCTGCCATCCTGCGGCACATCGTTTTCGATTTCGGGACCGCTCCCTGACGATCTGGGAGGAGGAAGCGCAACCATTATCATCACGCCGGAGAAATGATCTGTCGCCACCCTGATCCATACCAAGAGACGGTGAAACTTTCGCCCAATCGAGGCGATACGATTGTGCCGCTCTACATCATTTTGCACCATTCTGGAGGATCATTTGAGGGTGGAGTTTCGTGGATTCTCAACCCGAAAAGCAAAGTCTCGTATCACTACCTAATCGACCCTGAGAACGGGAACCGTGTGCAAATGGTATGGGATTCAAAACGGGCGTGGCACGCAGGCCGGAGCCAATGGCAGGGACGCACTGGGCTCAACCCTCACAGTGTCGGGATTGCCTTTTCAGGGGACACCAACAAGCGAACACCCTCTGAGATCGAGATCGACTCGGTGGCTCACAAGTGCGTCTACCTGATGAACAAATTCAAGATCAAGAAAGACGGAATCCTGACCCATCAAATGATCGCTCCTCAACGGAAGAACGATTGTTCGCCTGAAACCTATCAGCTTGTGATCGAGCGCATCGACGAATTGTTATGAGTGACGAAATCCTATACGCCCTCGGCACCGCCCTCGTGGGAGCCATCACAATCCTCTGGCGAGTGGTCATCAAACGTGCGAACGATTGCGAAGCTAAACACGAGAAGACAACCGGCGAGCTGATGAACATGAAAGAAGAAGTTGGCGAGCTTCGCGGAAAGGTTGATCTGGCCCGACAAATTGGCCCGAAGATCGACAAGCTCACAGATTTGGTGGCAGCGAAAACCGGCGAAGGGTCAACAAATCCCGAAAATTGACCCCGAACGCTGCGAAATAAGAGCAATCGGGCAAGAATTTGAGCCAGAGTTCCTAACTCTCGGACGGTGTATGATTACATGGCGTAAGGATCAGGCTTAAGGGCTTGCTTTTTGGCTGATACAATGTTTACATACCTGCTGTAGACGATGGCCGCCGCAATCCACAATATCATTTTTGCCAAAGAAGAGGATTTTACATTCACATTGACTGTGAATGACACAGAAGGCAGTCCGGTCGATATTTCCGGTAATTCGTTCACAGCAGAGATTAGACGGGCACCTGATAGCCCGCTAGACGCATCCTTTACCTGCACCATTGTCGGGGATGGCTCAACCGGTCAGGTGCTCTGCCAGCTTCCGAAGACAGAAACCACGAAGCTCAACGCTTATGGCAAATATCAATGGGATCTTTTCCGCACGTTTGACGGGCAGCGAACACAATTGATTTATGGTGACGCCACTGTAACCGCCAACATCACCGATTTCTAATGCCCGCAATTGTTACCGAAACCCCGCGACATTCGCTCACTGTTAATAGCTCAGATTATCAGCTGACGCTGAATGGCGGCCCAATTACGCTTCCGGCCAGCACTTATGGCTACCTGAACCCGATTGCCTTTGGCGCTGACCCAACTGGTGCTACGGATTCCGCGCCCGCCATCCAGTCTGCTATTACGGCGGCCATTGCGCGTGGTACCGGCGTCGAAATCACGTCCGGAACTTACCTGCTGGAGACCTACGCGGTCAGCACGATCCACCTAACCCTTTTCGAAACCAACTCGATTTCAGCCAATTCCCGCTGTGATGTCGTTGGCAACGGACGGGTGATTCTTACAACCGCTCAAGCTGGTTCGACCATCCTCCGCCTACAGGGCAGCAGCCGTAATGCCCAGATTCGCAATATTCACTTTCGGAACACAGCGGTTGGCACAACCAGCCTTTCATACGGCATCAACTCAATTAGCGGAGGCACAGGCATCATTAACCCACTCATTGCGGATAACCTGTTTGAAGGATTCGCCGTTTCAGTTGGCCTGTCTGGCGTAGAGGGTGCCCGCATCACCCGTAACCGGTTCCTTGCGCCGAATGGGCGCGACAGCGGAACTGCAACAAACACCGCACCAAACGTTTTCATCCGGTGTGACTCAAGCGTTAGTGGCGGTGCGGTAAAAAACACCATCGTCACTGATAACTTTTTCGATGGCTATTCTGGCACAAACGGGATCGCGACCGACGCACCCCTTACACGGGCCACAATGGATGGTTCGATTTGGGGTGACACAAACGGCCTGATCTTCACGAATAACACAATTCAGAATTTTGGTTTCGAAGGCATTCAATGCACCCGCGAGTTTGACGACGGCAGCTCTGAAAATCCGATTATTATTTCCGATAATTCGATTAACTGCGCAGTTCCGATTGGTGCTTATAATTTCCCGACAACTGAGCCAGCTGGCCGTTCTTCGATGTGGCCAATCTGGTGTGCTTCGAGTTACGCCATTATTTCTGGAAACAATATTCAGGAAGCCGTCTCACCCCTCACTGTTGTTAACCCGCCATCGTCGGCAAACAGTCGGTCAACACTGGTGACGGGCAACATTATTAATACGTCTTCGACTATTGAGCCCAGCCGGTGTATTGACGTCTTTACAGTTCCACCTGACCAGACTTCCAATGTTGCTATTCGCAACAACCACATCTACTACAACTATGAAAGTGAGCACACCGAATCAGAATACCTAATTGGTGTCATCCGGTGTGACGATTCACTGGTTGAAGGAAACACGATACACTTTACGGGGTTCACGACGGATTCAGGTGCGGAGTATGTGAAGTCAATTTTCCGCATGTTCAACTGCGACAACGTCAACATTTTTAATAACCACGCCAACGACGGGGACTCTTTTTTGGATGACAACGACGGAACTGAAACCAGAATTAAGCTTTACGGCAACACCTTCAAACGGTCGGTTAACGTCTTTAGTGGGAACACGCCAGAAGGATATTCGTTCGTAACAGGTGAACAGAACGGGGAACACGTTATTGACGTAACAGGCGGTGTTGTTACGCCGGACGCTGGCAACGGCTTGAGGCAACGGATGGTTATCACCGAAAACATCACTAGTTTTAACGAGCCGACCAACCTTGATGACGGGCAAGAGCTTATTGTGCTGGTCCAACAGGGCGACCCCGCACGCTCTTTCGTTTTCAATGCTAACTTCGCGTTGCTATGTGTGACCAACTCATCTATTTCGAACATCCCAGCAGGTGGCTATGGTCAAATTCGTATTACCCGCTTCGATTCAAAGTATCTCGTAAACGTAATCTCATCCGTTCAGTGAACCCAACCCGCCAGAGACAGAGAGTCATTTCGTTCCCGACACCGAACGTCAATGACTACTTGTTTTTTGAAACTGTCGATGCGCAGCGTATCGGTTCGGAGAAGACTGCTATTCCGGAGTATGGTTCGAAGCATCCGGATACCATTAAGTGGCCAAACCACCGTCTTGTCCATGTTGAGCCTGCGGACGAAGAGCTTAACTTCTATAAATATTATTACGCTGCGGATCAACTTGATCAGGACGAAGATAACTGGGCATTCACCAAAGCGGATATTGGGGGCACAAAGTTTGATGCGGTAACACGAGATTATGTTATTCGACGAACAGAGTTTGACGCAGATACACCGGCAATGGCCGCGACCATGCCCAACACTCCTTCTGATAAGTTTTCCGGAACATACGTGCTAGCCGAACGGGAGCAACGACCAATTGATAACAAGGTGCTGAATGGCCTTTACGTCATCGAGCGCAGAACATATGTAAAAAAAGTTCCGCTTACCCGTTTGGATTTCGACGAGTTCTTTAACACCAGCAATTATACGACTCAGACTCTCTTGCACAAAGACGAGTTCGGGCCAGATACTTCGACGTCAATTGAAGATCTTGTTGCAAATGCTGGGGGCGCTTTCGATTCCTACTGGGAAGTCAGCGCCTATGGTGTGCTGCGAACAGCAGAGCAGCTGTCGGACCAGTGGTATGTTCTAAACGAACGTGAAGTTGTTAACACCGGCGGAACAGGCACTACGACAATCACGCTAAACCAGTCAATGAACTACCGCTGGCCACCAGTCCTTGACGACGTCGTCTTTGATACGTGGAACTTGCGGAGTGGGGGCACCCGCACTTACCCACGCGTAACTTACACCAGAGGGCCTTACTCCGGCCCGTGTTCCGCAACAGTCGCCCGCACGTGGACGAAAGCGAAGCCCGCATCTGCTGGTGACGCCGACCCAACGATGCAGCCAGAGCCAATTTCTTTTTCGACGCCTTACTTTCGGGTGAGTGTTCCGCCGACACTTCATGTCGCCCGAAACTTTGTTGGCACGAATGGAACAGAAGATGAAACTTTTGAGTACACAAACTGGGCTTACAATAAAGACGCGACTAACTACACTGACTGGCCTTCTAGTCTCGTTGTATCGTCATCAGTACGTCCCTTCAGAGGGGGCTGGCTGCTTGAGGAAGTGACTGTCTTTAAACCCGAAACGACCGTTGTATAAAGTGGAAGACGAATTGAATCTCGACCAATATTCCAACATTGATACGGAGTGGAAAGCGGACCAGCCAGAAGTCGAAGTCTTCGAAGATGATCCAGCTTACAAGCCTTTTCCTTTTGCGTTGAGGCCAGCGCCAGACGAGCAGATTCACATCTACTTTGGTGTGCTGGTGCACCAAATCAACAAGATGTATTTCAGTTCAGATGGTCTTGTTTCACAGACTGGTCTACTCGATCCAGAAATCTTTGTCCCCTCTAATTTCGTTGTCGATGAGAACCGCTATCGGTTTTACACGCTGAACTGGCGCGGCGACGTTTACCTGTATTGGGAAACCGACTCCGAAGGCAATGTGACCCTCTGCGACGTAAGGGGGCCTGCTGCGCCCCCATCCCGCTCACTACCAAATGATTTGGGTGGCCAGTTCAGCGTTCGCTTAGGCACTGTCGCTTCTGGCGCGGCTGGTTACGAGATTGATTCGCTGGACCAAAACATCTCAACGGACGTCTATTGGCTTTCGGCATTCGGGGAACAGTTGGATGATACAGGTTCTGACTCCAGTTCTGACTCCAGTTCTGCCTCCAGTTCCGACTCTGAATCCGATTCGGGCTCGGATAAATCGACCGCTATTGTACCAATGCCGTGGCATAAAAAAGGTTACGGTGCTTTGTTCACGATGGAATCCAATGAAGTTCTCTTTGAGTTCGTCATGCGTGACATCGAAATCACGGATTCCGTTCAGTATGTCCCGATTAGTAAAAGGCACCTATATGTTTGCGCTCCAGACACAATTTGCGTCGCGGGCGCACCGTGCGGCGATAAAGGTCTTGCCGTAGGAGCGGAGGTATCAGGCAGCTTTATCATCTTGCGGACCAGCAAAATCCCGTTCTTGCGTCCAAACAAAGTTACTCTTAAACTTACTGGAGTTCGTAAAGGCTTCAACGGAATGGATATGCCGGAGCGTAGCCGGACTCAGTTCGAAGCCAACGAGCGGTTCATTAACTCAGCCTACCCTAAAGAATAATGTCAGAATCAGAATCAGAAGGATCAGCAAAGACGTCTTCGTCTGTCTCAGAGTCGATGTCCAGCGAAAGTTCAAGTTCAAGCGGATCGTGAAGAACTTAACCGACTGGTTCGACCGCGTCTACGTGATTAACTGCCAGACACGACCCGACCGGCTACAGGAAACGAAAGACCACCTGTCCGAAACTAAAATGGCGGACATCGGAAAGGTCGTTTTTTACCCAGCTATTATCGGAAGCTGGACCACTGTTCCAGCTGACTGGCTTTCCGGTGAAGGCGCATGGGGTTGCCGAAACACGCACGCCCGCATTCTTGAAGACGTCATTCACACACGCAACGACGAAGGCGAGATGACCCTTAAAAATATTTTGATTCTTGAAGATGATGTTGTTTTCGTGGATAAAGCGCTGCAAAAGTTTAATGAGTTCATCGTGAACGTGCCCGTCGATTGGGGCCAAATCTATTTAGGCGGTCAGCACAGGGGCCGCAAACTTGAAACGGAACATGACAACGTAATTGACGCAACCTCCATAAACCGCACACACGCCCATGCGATTAATAAACCGTATTATCAGCAAGTTTACCGGCATATCACTTATGCGTCGGACTACAGGGGCAAGAAAAACCACCACGTTGACCACCAGCTTGAAGTCGCCCATCGGCGCGGAGACTGGCCCGTCTACTGCCCGAAAAAATGGTTGGTCGGACAGCGTGCTGGAAAATCCGACATTAGCGGGAAAACAAACCCAACAAAATTTTGGTGATGGCTGTTATTGACTTAGACGCAATACGAATTATCTCTTTGGAAGAGCGGACAGACAGGCGGGAGCAGTCTACCTCTGAGTTTCAAAAAGCTGTTGACGCCGGTATTTTTCCAGATATCAAACCAGAATTTGTTAACCGCCTTAAACCTGCTGGCTCTTTGTGGCCCGCAAGTTTTTCTGGTCACAGAGGCTATTATCAGGCGACATGCGAACACATCCGGATTCTCGAAGAGCTGTTCCAGAACAAAAAGGATCTTGCGCTTATTCTGGAAGACGACTTCGTGTTCACGAAGAGCTTCTTCGACCACTTCGAAACTTTTTGGCAGGAGATCCAAACGGACGCGCCAGACTGGCTTGCTTTATTCTTAGGTGGCACAGATCAAAACGGTCGGTCACCTATTAAGGGCACAACACAAGTCGCGCTTAATAAAGGATCTACCCGCAGCCACGCTTACATCGTGAACAGGGCAGGGATGTGGCGGTTGTATGACCATCTTTTCTGCGATAGGCGGGTAGTCGATTGGTCTTATGTGAACATGATGTCTTCGGACGCTTGCTGCTACTCACCATCTAAAGAGTGGTATGTGGAGACCAGAGAATCGTGGAGCAATAACAGGCAGTGCATCGCCAAATACGGATCATGAATATAGGACTCAGCTACAGCCTTTTCGGTGAAAATGAAAAATACTGGACTGGAATCGAGAAAAACTACCGGAAGATAAATAGTATCTATCCGGAGGCCACGATGATTGTGCATACAGACGACCCGAAACGGGTGGCACAATTGTGCCCCAAAGCGGCTATCTTTGCACACCAGACGCCAGCTGACTTGGGGGGAACTTTCTGGCGCTTTCTATCCTACAACTGCGCGGACGCTGTCCTGTTTCGCGATGCCGATAGCTTAATCAACGTTCGAGAACGAGCTGCGGTAGATGAGTGGCTGGAATCGGGCTTAGGCTTACACGCCATGCTGGACCACGCTTCGCACACTAAATCTGAATGGCCTGTTCTGGCGGGTATGTGGGGGGCACGCAAAGACAGCATTCCGTTTGACTTCAACCACCTAACCTTCTGGTGGCTGGCCAACAAGGGGAGCTTCAAATACACCTCTGACCAATGGTATCTTCGACGATACATTTGGCCACTTATAGTGAGTGGTGATGGCCTACTCCACAGCCGCTATCCGGCGCACAAATGGGGTGGGCTTGACTGGCCAAAACATCCCGAATATAACTCTTTTGTAGGATCAAGAATATGAAAGAGAACGAAGAAGTATTTGAAGACATTTATGTAAACCGTAAGTGGGGGTTTGGGCCGCGTTCTGGCGGTGGGTCCTCTCTTAACCAGACTCGTGTTTTGGCAGAGCGCTTGCCAGAGTTGGTTTACAGTTTGGATCTTGAGAAGATTTTAGACTGCGGTTGCGGAGATTGGACATGGATGAAGAACGTCGATCTAAAAGGCGCAAAATACACCGGTCTCGACGTTTCGCCTTCAGCCATCGCGGACCTGCAGGCGAAGTTTCCAGACCGGAAATTCAAAGTGGCTGATATCTGCCGCGACAAACTTCCGAAAGCGGACCTCGCTCTCTGCCGCGATGTGCTGGTTCACTTGCCGTTTGACAATATTTGGGACTTCATTTCCAATCTAAAAAGTAGTAAAATACGATATTTAGCCACAACCGCTTTCCCTTCCCGAACCCTGAACCGCGATTGTGAAACCGGAGACTGGCGGCCAATTAACTACGAGATCGCCCCATTTAACTTCCCACTGCCTTTTTTGACCATCAACGAGCGTCTGGAAGCGCACGGCGGGCATTATCGGGACAAGTCCACCTGCATCTGGCACGTGGATAGCCTGCCTAGCCGACCATTGACTTTTGAGACGTAATTTATTAGTCTCTAGCCATGCCCGCTATTAGTGTAAAGTCTATTCGCAGATATCTTGCGGACTACGTGAGGCCGGACGAGGATTTAGTAACGAAGCTGAATTTTGTAATGCCACGGCTCTACTCAATGGGTATGTGGCGAGATTTGGTCTACGAGTGGACCATCACGACTAGCAATACGTATTTCTCGTTACCGGAGCATTCTGAGTCGCTGCTGGGCGCAATGGTTGACAACGCTCCTTCTGAGATCAAAGCAGTATGGCACGACTACAGGATTCAAGGCTACACCAACGAAGGGCCTTCGCCACTGTTCGGCGTTGTGGATGACGGCTGGTCAGTCATCAGAGAAGACCTCTTGACGGGCGATAGCGACGACTACGAGATCGAACTGCGACCCGTCTCTCCCGCCACGGCCTTACCGAATATAGGCGAAGTCTCGATCAGTTTCACGATTCGTGATGAATCCGACTTTGAAGAAGATTTCGAGATGGCTGGTCAATCCACCGCAACCAGCAGCCGTTCTACTGTAACGGAAATATCTGAAATCCAGTTTTCGGGCCTGAACGAAGCTATTGACGTTTATGCGATCCACCAGAACGGAGGAACAGACATCAAACTTGCCACCATCAAAGGTGACGGGATCACCCGTTACCGACGCTTTAGGCTCTACAACGCGGACGGCACAGTTAAGAGCGTGAAGACGCTTCTGAAGCGTGCGTGGCAGCCTGTGTTCAATGATGACGACGTGGTCTATTTGGGAAACTTGAACGCCATCAAGCATGGCCTGTTGGGCATGTTGGCTGAAGACAATGCGGACCTGCAACGCGCTGAATACCATTGGCGGGTGTGCGAAAAGCTTTTGAACGAAGAGATGGATGCCACCAGAGGCGCAGCAAAGCCTAAACTCCGATTGAAACCGGACGGCGGGTCTTTTGCGGTAACCAATATCATGTAGCATGAGGGACTACAAAAAAGAGTATCGGGAATACCACGGCAAACCGGAGCAGCGTAAGAGACGCTCTAGCCGCGTAATGGCCCGCCGCCTCATGAAAAAGCGTTTGGGCGCAAAGGCATTAGCGGGCAAAGACGTTGACCACAAAGATGGCAACCCACGCAACAACTCTCCGTCCAACCTTCGCGTGATGAATAAATCGCGTAACCGATCCAAAAAATGAAGTCGCGAGTCAACGAAGCAGGCAACTACACAAAGCCTACGATGAGGAAGCGTCTTTTCAACGAGATAAAGGCCGGAACCAAAGGCGGCAAAGCTGGCCAGTGGTCTGCTCGCAAAGCACAACTACTTGCTGCTCGCTACAAAAAAGCCGGAGGAGGCTACAGAGACTAATGCCAAAACGAGCACCACAGAAATCATTGGACAGCTGGACTCGCGAGAAGTGGGGGACCAAATCTGGCAAACCTTCGCTTGAGACTGGCGAGAGGTATTTACCAAAGGCCGCACGCGATGCTCTTACTGATGAGGAGTATACCAGAACTTCGAGAAAGAAACGGGAAGGGATGCGCAAAGGCAAGCAGTTCGTCAAGCAGCCTAAGTCCATCGCGGAGAAGACCGCGAAATACCGTAGCAAGAAGAGGCTACTTCAATCAGCGCGTAAGCGCAAAGGATGAGCCGATTTATAGTCTATAAGCCCACCAAAGAAGATGTCGCTGAAGCCTTCAGCCGATCCCAAAAACTTGGCATCACGCCTTCGTCGTTTACTCGCGGCAAAGGCCGTATGATTGGGTTCTTGGGCGAAGTCGCCTTTGAGCGGACATTTCCGCAGGCCATTTACGTTGGCGACAAATCCTACACGCATGACTACGAGCTGAATGGCAAGAACATCGACGTGAAATCCAAGTCATGCAGCAGCCGACCGATGGTTCACTACATCGCTTCGGTCAACAAGCCAAAAGGCAAGAAGCTGCCCAAAGGTAACTTATATTTTTTTATGCGTGTTCGCACAGACTTTTCGCGTGTATGGTTGTGCGGTTGGACGACGCAGCAGGCGATTGAAAAGCCGAAATATTACAAAAAGAAAGGTGAATCCGACGATGCCGGATTCACCTTCTTGTCTGACGGGTATCACCTACCGATTCGCAACACCCGTAGAGCCGACTCCCTTCTCGTTACGGCGTAGCGCCGATGTCATAACTGTCGGAGAGATTAATCTTCCAAAGCTTGCCGCCACCCTTTCCGGATGATGTGACCGGTCGGATGGTCCGGTTCACACGGCTGGCTTCTTCGAGTGTTGCCATGCCGCGCCGGACAAATTCCAGATTGTTTGACATGCCCACTGAGCGACCATTGTTGAAATCATGCAACATGACTTGAAACTCTGTCAGCGTCCCGCTCCATTGCATCGTAGACGGATCAGCTTCACGGCAGCGCTTCGAGAAGAACTCAACGAGTTCCGCAATAGCACTCCGACTGGAGTTGTCATAAGCAGCATCAGCAATAGCTGGATCAATGTAACTCTTCACACCGAACCTGCCAGTGTCGCGAACCTCTTTCGGCGGAACGTAATCCAGCAGGAACTTCGCAAAGAATGGCAGCTCTTCGTTGATCGTCGTTTCAAGAACGTGATTGGCTGGAAAGTTGTCAGTCGCATCTTCGCGAACCAGCATGGCCATGATTTTGTCGCGGTTGCTGCTATCGAGCGAGGGAATCACCGAAAGGCTGTTCGCGTCCATGTTCAGTGACAGCGTCACGCGACCAGACCACGGCACGGACAGAGCATCCGCATACTTCGCTTGATACTCAATTCGGGGATTTGCAACCGCCCGCTTGAGCAATTCGGTCGCCCTACGCTGGTCCTGAAAGGACGCTGCCGAAGTAGTGTCGTCTATGACCCAACTAGCCACGCGGCCCAGATCTTTGTTGAACTTAGTCTGGCCTGACAAGTAGTCAGAGGCATCCGAAAAGCCCCCAACAAGCCCGCTGATGATACGGTTTGAAAGCAGCGATTTACCACGACCGGTAGGCCCAACAAGAACCATGGCTTGACCTTGTAGATTCTTTTTGAAGTAGACCGCTTCATAGAACCGCTTAAGCCATGCGTAGAGGTAGTCCAGAGATGGCACATTGCTAGAGTCAACGAACAGCTGTTTGAGCCAGCCATGAATAAAGGGCCAGTTTTGTGGCTTACCGTTCGCCTCCGGTTGGACAATTTGCAGATTAGAGCAATTGAGAATGCGGCTGCCGTTGTAGCTCACAATACGATCAGCCGAAAACACCACCGGCGCAATTTCATCAATCCGGTTGTGGTTACTAACTGTGAGGATTGCGGACTCCACTTCGCTGATGGTGTGCCCTTTCTTCAGTCGCGGGGAAAAGCCTGCTTGCCGGAGTTCGAGAATAAGTTGCTCTTTCGGAATAGCGACAGCGTTGTCGTGCAGCAGCTTAAAGAAGCTACGACCGTTGAACCAATACTCGTCCAGAAGCGAGGTCAGTTTCCTATCTTCGTAATCTTTCACGAAGGACTGGCCGAAGATATCTGCCCAGCTCATGAAACCTTTACCCGCACGGTCAGAGTAACATACTACACCGTCCTCAACGACCTGACAGCCGTCGCGGTCAATTCCGTCGTCAATCCAGACCAGCGGCCCGCGTGACCCAACTTCGAAAGGCCCCTTCCAACGGTTCGGGAATCGGTCTTCAATTTCTTTTGCCACCACATCAATCGGGATGTTCGTGTCGCCCGATTGTGGCGGTTTGCTGGAGATAGTTTTCGCGAGAACACTGTGAAGATAAGACTCTTCGAGCGGGTCACCGAGTTTGGTCCAGTTCTTTCCCAATTCGAAATACTGACCTGCTTTGAGTGACGTTTCATCAAAGCCTCCGAAAGAAGACGGAATGCGAAGTTTCTTCGCGAGTTCAGTCATGAATGACGTATAGGTCTCCGGTGCAATCGGTAGAGTTGATTCGAACTCCCACACAAGACGCATGTAACCGGATTCTGTTTCGGTATAATACGTCGGCGGATGGTCTTTGAAGCGGACCTCCAAATCAGTTTTGATGGTGCCCCAATTGACGTTCACACCTGCATCGTAGTCTGCAACAATCCCGCTGACTTTGTTCACCGGATTGTCATTGCTAATGCGCTTTGCCGGTGCCCGACCTTCTGCCAGTGAGTAAAACACGTGGTCTGTTTTCGGGTCGCTGCACCATTTTCGGTATTGCGCTTTGTTCGCGAATTTAGGCTTCTGCTTCTTAATGGTGCAGAGACTGGCTGCAGCTTGCGCTTTGTGGTCGCGCAGATTTTTCAAGTATCGGTAGTTAATGCTCATTTTTCTATTTCTGGTAACGTTCAAGGATATCGCCTTCGGAATCAAGAGGGATATCAGTAATCCACGGTGGTGGTGTTGACATGATTCTGGTCAGATCTGTCGCGACCTGTTCAGCTTTGTCTTCATCGCACTCGACGACAACTTCATCATGCACATGAAGAATGATGTCGTGGCCCGCTTTGTCAATCTTCAACATCATGTAGCAGAAGATATCACGAGCAAGTTTCTGGGACAGATTTTCCGCGACGACCCCGCCCCAAAGCTTCATCGGCTGTTTCTTGCCGTTGCGCTCAACCATGGCGACGTGTTGCGCTTTCCCGTTGTATCGCATTTGACGAATCCGACCGTAGCCCATCGAATTGCCAGACGGCAAGTCAATCGTGAGCGGAGCACCTGCAGTGTGGGCTGCACGGATTTGGCTATTAAGATTGCGCCAATAGGCTGGAATCTTGCGGAGCTTGCGGCGATACAGCTGCACGGACTTCTCTGCTTCGGCCAACGGCATTCCGGTAATGGCCGCAAACGTGTTGGGGCCACTGCCATAGCCACAGCCCAACACCATAGATTTCACGGAGTGCCTCAATGCTGGATCTTCTTTTTTGAGAACGCCTTTGTCTTTTGACCAAAGACCAAACCGAATTGCGAAAGCCTCATAGATGTCATCGCTCGCTTCGATTTCAGCCAGTGTATCGTGGTCACCAGCAAGCCAGCAGAGCGTGCGGACTTCGATTTGCGAGAGGTCGGCGACAACAAGCTTACGACCTTTAGGTGCTTCAATAAGGTGCCGCATGTTGACGCCAAACATCTCCTCTCGGGGCATATTCTGCAAGTTAAGGTTGCCACCGCTGCCGCTGAAGCGTCCGGTGTGGCCACCCCAATACTTAATGTTTCCGTAATAACGGTTATCAGACATCGTCCCAAAATCAAAGGCATCCAGTTTTTTAGCGAGCGAGTTAATCCGCCGCCAGTTGCTCACAGCGGACACCCAACGGTATTTTTTGCCGTGTGTTGCAATCCACTTCTGTGCGTCCTCATCAGTCTGTGCAAGTGACGCAGGCGGCTCAATACCACACTTGATGCACTCATCATCGAAGGCTTTACGGCTCAACAATGGTCTTTCTCCGTTCCACGGAATACAAGACTCTGCTTCAAACAGCGCGGACTTCACTTTCTCCCGCGCAAGCTTTAAAGACTCTGGATTCATCGGGACACCTCTTTGCGCAATCGTCCGGTTAAGGCGGCTGATATCCTGTTCGAATTGGAGCCAATCACCGTTGTGTTTTTGCCAGAGCTTAAGACACAATTCCGAATCCTTTATCGCGTATTCCGCAACTTCTTTTTGGAAGCCTTCTTCCATGTCCTCCCAGCGCTTGCCCTTCATATTGTCGCGAGTCTCTTTGCTCACATCCAACTTGAATGAAGCCGCCGAAGCGCCCTTCAACGAGCGTGGTAAACCAACTGCCGCGCACATGTCCGCCGTGCAGGACCATTGTGCGTATTCAACTTTTGGCCACCAGTTTTGGGATACACCATACAGGTAAAGGGTTTCATCGAAGCCTGCATTGTGCGAAAGAACAACATTACCAATCAACAAAGACCAGTCGAACTCTTTTGGGTGTCCGACAAACTCATAACCGTCGTCACCTACGATGGACACCATATAAGCATCGAAATCGTGGTGTGAGAAGTAGCCCAACGGCCCTAACTTTGTGATGGAACATTCTTTATCGTAATACGATTCAAAGTCCAATGCATATGTTTTTTGTTTCATTATTTGTTTCCATTTTTGCTTTGGAGATAAAAAAGCCCCGTCCGCGAAAGCAACAAAAACGGACGGGGCTTTAGGTGTGCTACGTATGACTATTCAGCAACAAATTCTAACTCAAGTTGGCCGCTGTCGCTGAGTGCGTCCGACAATACTTTCCGGAGAGTAGTGAACTTCTCAAGAGATTCTTGTGCATCAGCAATGGACGATTCGATTTGGGCAATCATGCCATCCAGAGTATCAACTTCTGATCGGAGGATTTCTGTAGTGTCCATCTTAAGCAAACTTTTGGGTGAACAAAGTTACTTCTTCCGGAGTGTCCTCTTTAGTGGCCGTCAACGATGGGTTGTACCATGTGTATTTGCCTCTAGTGATTTGCTCCGAAGTGAAATTCCAATAACGGGAAGAAACCGGAACGTTCTGGTTCAACGCGGCAAACGTCGCGAGACGTTTAAACGTAGAGCGGTAGGCATTTTTAGCTACATTGATTTTACCCAATGCGTAGTCCTTATCGCCCAGCGGAATCTGGAAAGCGGAATCATCGTCACAGTCGTCGGGCTTCTCAATGAGAAGGGTGATTTCTGCAAATTCGATCATCCCCCAATCGGATTCAGCCTCGATAAAATCGCGTTGCTCTTTTGACCATGCAATTTGTGGGACATCATCTTCGTCGAACGGGATATCTTCCCGCCAACCTTTCTGCGCTGCAACAGCGACCACACGGAGTGGCGTATCTGGTGCAGCGAGGACACAACGCTTGTCAAAGAGAACCGAACCAACTGGATCATCTGACTCACTCATCTTCTGGACCACGTTAATGCGCGGGATATCAAGATCAGTAGGATCAATTTCAAAACCTCCTCCGGCTACCAGAGAGTTGGTGGGCTTCTCAATTACTGCAGTGTTTTCTTCACTCATATTTCTATTTCTATTTGGTTTTGGTTTAGCGCACCTCTACGACACTGAATCGTTCGGGCGACTTTTGGACAATACCTGCATCTTCACAGGCGTCAAGGAAGTTTTGCTTTTTTTCTGCTTTTTCTTCACGGGGCATGCCTTCGACAACGAGACCCGCGAGTTTGGATAGGGAAAGGCTGGCCACCGACAGTGCTTCTTCTGGTGACACACCGTGCTGTTCAGCGACCTTCATAAGAGTCTCGGTGTCGCTGCAGGTCTTTGCCTGACCCATCGAGCGGAGCTTGAAACCTTCGATCTGTTCGCCGTCCAGCATGTGTTTGCGGCCTTTTTCTTTCACTGTTTTGGCCCAGCTCTCAACCACTTTTGCAATACGCAAAAGCTTAGGCAAGTGTTCAAGATCATCAAAAGCATTCGGGTCAATGTCTGACAAACTATCTGTCAGCTTGTTCTTGATGTCCACCGCCATGTGGCCCAATGCCGGACAGCGATCTTCGTAGGCACAAAAGCGGCAGTTGTCAGACGGAGTAAAATCGTCGAAAGCCGGTGTGCCAGAATCCCATTTCGGGCGGACACGTTCACCTTCTTTGATCACATGAGAGAGTTCTTTAACGAGCTGGTCGAGATCGGAGCGGTGGAAGGTGCTGTGCAGACAGGCGTCGTGGAGCGGGACGTAGAAAACAAAGTCAATTTGTTTAACATCCGGAAAGAGTTGAAACGCGCCAACAACATATGCTTTTGACTGCCAATTCGATTCCGGTGGGTCAATTACGCTGATTCCTGTTTTGTAATCAGCCATGACTGCGGTTTCACCGCCCTCAAGAATCAGGAACCGGTCACAGGTTCCAAATGTGCTGGTTCCGGTTAAGGCAACGTCAACTTGGATTTCGTTATATTCTTCAGCGACACCAACAAAGTTTGACATGAAATCTTTCTCCATCTTGACGATGTCGTTGTAGATATCCAGTTCTTCTTCGTCGTGCAGTGAAGACGGGTCAAACACTTCCAGCGCTTCATGAATGCGCGTGCCTCTTTCAGCTGCTTCGGAAGTTCCACTGCGGCCTTTGTAGGCTGCGCATTTCGCGACATACTTAAGGCTGGACGGTGAAAACTCCGCGTGACCTCTATCCGCGTGGTTTGGTTGTTTCATTTCTTAGTAACTCACACACAAGTTTATTAAATTCGGGACTGCCTTCATCTGAGTTTTCTAACAAACAGAGCAGCACCCGCTTTGTAATTTTAGCAGCTTCATCCTTCATAATGTCATTAAGCGAATTAGAACTGTTACTACACATAAGGCAGAATTGCTTTTACGGCGGACATCAAATCCTGATCATCGAAGTGGTAAAGTTCCGTGCCTTCGTTGGTTTCAACTTCAACACACGGTTTATCCCCTAAAGCGGTGCGTAGTGCTCTAACCGCCATCAGCATTTCTTCTTCATGTGCTTCGGTCAGTTCGAACCGTTGCTTGATCCACCGAACGGTTTTTCGGTAAACACGACGGATGAAAGACTCGCCGCAGAAGCTGTTCAAGACATCTTCTATCATGTTATCATCACGGATTTCTTTTCTGGTCCTCATTTTTGTAGACGTTGATAATTCCGATAATGGTGTCTCTAAGGTCGTTGTCCGTCAAGACTCGCGGGTCCATACGTCGGCAAGCCGAAATCACCGCAGATGGGTGGCTGTATTCAAAATGGCGGCTGATAACAGAAAAGCTAAGTTTCAAGATCGACCGGAGCAAACTCATCGCAACGGCACGCGGCTCGCTGTGCTTTGGTGCCCGTGATTTGATGTAGAGGTCGGATACTGGAATCCGATATTCATCTGCCACTGTCTGGATAAGGCGCTCTGCTTTGCGGCCTTTTTTCTGCGGGACGCCTCTAAAGGGCCTCACCCTGTTTGGTTCAATTACTGTTTCATTCATTGTTTCTAAGAGTAGTGCAGCTTGCCCAAGTTCGCAAGTTTTTTCTCGATTGATTCAATAACTTTTTCCTCAATGGAATCGCAGGCCACCAGAATCTTCTGCAATGCATCGCTTTTAGCGCCATTGCGGTGGATGCGGCCCAGCGCCTGCAGGTGGTCTTTCGCACTGAAAGAAGGTGATATCAGGCTGACACGGTTCCGTTTACCGTTTATGTCGTGCAGCGAGATACCGGTTCCGCCAGCTGCTATATTCACCACAAGAATGTGTTCTTTGTCCTCTTGAAAGGAATCAATGGCCTGCTGCCGTTCATCTGAATCCTGATCGCCGTAGATGCCACCACATTTCAGCTCTTCACGTAGGGCCTCTAATGTGTCTCGAAAGTTGACAAAGATCACCACGCTCTTGTTCTGATCAACCAGATCCTTTGCCATCTCTGCGATGTCCTTTACTTTGAAAGCTTCTGCGAGCTGTCGGGCGCGGAGCAGGTTGACAAGAACGTATTCACTGTCCTCAACAGTCCCGTTCTCAATCAGGTCTTCCACAATAGCGGGCGTGATACCCAATTCGTCATAGGCTTTTACGATCTTCGCTCGATTGGAAAAATTGACGGGTTCAACAATCACTCGATTTTATTTGAAGGAATCCGGAAAGTCGGAGACGGTTAAGCGTTTGGCGACCACGCCATACATGTTCTTATGCAGGACACGTAGTTTGGATGCGTTCTTTAGTTCCCACTGGTTCCACATGTTTTGGATGCAGCCATATTGTTTCATCCAACCATACCAATTCGGATACGGGGGTTTGGATGAGTTTAGATTGTGCAAGCCCAGCGCGTAACCAATAGCCCGCATTTCAGTTGGGTCTTGTGACGCCGTTGCGGACATCATATGTACATTGAACTTTTGGGCAACAAGTGAGATAAGTAACTGAGCATTGATCGTATATGGCCCTTTGCATTTATGGCATTCGTCAATGAACACCATTGTGTGTTCAGGCAAATTCCACTTCATGGATTTCTTGCCTCTCTTCGACATATACGGAGTGTTACCAGTGCGGATCTTTTCGTAGTTCAAAACGAATACGGGCTCAATGCCAAACTCTGCCAGCTCGCGTTGCCATGATGGGATAACCGCTTTCGGGCACAGCACTGCCACCGGTCGCTCTAATGCGCGTGCGACATATGCCGCCACAATCGTCTTGCCAGTTCCGACATCGCTGGTGTCCAGCGTGTTTCGTCCGGTCGCGAGTGTGTTAATAAAAAAGGCGGCAGCTTCCTTCTGCTTCGGGTAAAGTGTTTTCATTCTTCATTTTCATTGGTTTGGTGTCAGTCAATAATGCTCTTCACCGCTTCAGCGACCTCTTGAGCAAATTCTTCGTAACGCATGCCATCATACACCGATGCGACGATGGCGCGAGCGAAATCGTCCAGAAAATCAGGCCGGTGTGTTTTTACAGATCGAATGCTGCAGGATGGGGTGAAGGCAATGACGGACCAGCCGCTAACATGGCTTGTATCTCGTCGGCTTTTAATTTCAACAACGACACCTTCAATGTCTACTTCAGTGATTGTTTTCATGTTTTAAATAATATTTTGCGATTAAGTAGGCATCAATAATGCCATCATGTGGGGTTTTACATCTTTTATTTGCCAACCAATTCTGGTCCGGTTCTAACTTTTTTGCAAGAGCTAATGCGGCGGGTTTGGTTTTGCCTTTTGGCAACCGGCCCAGCATATCAGTCTGCCAGTCACGGACCTCCACACATTCGACGTCGAAACCAGCGGCATCCGCCATGCCCAACAGCTTGCCGAACGAGATCGACATTGATCGCATGGATTGCGAAGAGGGCGCGTGTCGAAGCGGTTCTTCGATCACCAAAACAAAAGGCGTGTTGAAATCCAGAAGCCATTGTTTGATGGGTTTGGGGTCAATTTCACTTTTGCCTTTTCGCTTTAACGTGGGCATCTTGATGTAAGAGATCACGTCGCCATTAAATTTCGAAAGCGCACACAGGCCCCCATCCAGACCATTATCTACTCCAACTACCATTTAGCTAGAATAGTAATGGCCTGCATCTTTAGGTCAATAGCTGGTTTGGGTTCGGGCGATGGTCTCCGCAATCGAATCTTTAAGTGGCTGGGCTACCATTGGTTCATCCAGAACGGCCATGAGCAGGCGGCGCATTTCTTTGGATTCAGCCATCAAGTAAGCGTTGGCCAGAGCAGCTCGCTTGTCTTCCGGATCTTCTGCGTCACCACAAACAGCAACACATATATCGGTATTAATCACTCCAATGCAAACACGCTTTCCGTCAAAGACTTCAAGCTCTTCCATTACGGACCAATCTCCGCTAGTCGTCTCGTCCAACATTGTTCCGTTCTTCTTCTTCTTTGATGATTGCTTTCGCCAGCACTGCATAGTTCAGCAGGTCGTCACAAGCGTCTTCAGCGGGCTCGCCAACAACGCGCAGCTCTCCGTCTGCCGCGAATGAGTTGAGCCGCATAATCTTATCCTGCATTCGTAGTAGCAGGCCAACAAGCGGGTGCATGCCTAATGCGCTCGCGGATTTGAAATTAGCAAGTGCATCAACGGCCTTCTCGCCGCCAGTGTAATCGCTATTTTTACTTTTCATGATGTTTCGCGCTTTAGCGCACGTCAGCTCATGTAGATGTAGCAGGTCTTCGGGTTTCATCGTTTATTTGGTGGTTTGGTTTGGTTTGTTCAACAAAACGTCTTTGATCCAATTAAGTGTGTGAGGCGACCAGCTTAACACTTTGGTGTGGCTGAAACTGTTAACGTCCATGGTGTAAAAATATACACCAAATTGGACTCGCGACCAGAGACGTTTTAGTTCGTCAGACCACTCGTTAAATTTAACAAGTGATACATCATTGCTGATTAGTTCTTCGAGTTTATTGTTATGGTTTTCCCATTCACTATAGACCCATTCAAGATATGGTTGGTGGTTTTTTATCATTATTCAGTAGGATATTTTTCTTTGCGGTTGCTGTTCATTTCTCTGTTCGCATTAAATAAACATCAAGCAGCACCCGACAACGCTCCAGATTGCAGCCGCTTCCCCGTGCCCGTTTAAGAGCATGGGAACAGACACAATCAGCATGGCGCACCCCGCAAGGATGCGAACAAGGCGTTTAAATCGAATGCTCATTCTTCGCATCGTTTAACTTCAGCGTTCG